GCATTACTTACTCAGCAATAGTACTTCTGCATAAATTAGAAGCATGAATGCTGTAGATCCAGCACAAATTCCAGCGATTAAAGCAATCACTTTTTACCTACCTGACAGTTTCCTGCCATGCAGAGTTCTGCTTTGTGACGACGATCCTCTTTTTGCTTTTGCTCTTTGATGAGTTGAAGCACGTTGATTTTCTTCATCACTTGTCTTCCTTAACGAACTTTACTCCACGATAAGATTCGTTGTGCTGTTGAGGTTGCTGCTGTTCTTGTCTCTGTTTACGATACAGTGAGGTATCGTATTCTTGACCACGATAAACGACTTTAGCCATTTTAGTAACTCCTAAAAGAATGGGATTATTAAGCCCCGTTCCTTCAGTCGTTTGCGTCCTTGTTATCGAAACATGTAGGATTAGTATGTTCCATCCAATGAAGGGTGATATCCAACTTTTCCGCAGGTGTGAAAAGACTGCTCTCTTCTAATCCTTGCTTTAACCAAAGATAGTCTTCGCACCTAAGAAAAAGCTCAGGTTCGATGTGACTAAAAAAGATTAATGCTAATGATAACATAGGATGAACGCTCCGTTCCGCGACTTACTTGCGTCCTATGTTAACACTTGGTTACATTCACCTGGCACTTTTGATCTAAGGTATCCGATTAGGTTCCTCTTGGCATGAAAGTCAAGGTTTGGATCCTGTTGGATTTCAATAGATTGTTTTAGCCACTCTTCACAAGACATGTGCCACCCATAGGGTGAACTATCATCATGATGGGCAAGGGTGAATGCCAGCAATAGTGCTAACATGTGGATGAACGTATGGTCATTATAGACCTGACAAGCTATATAGTCAACTTTTTTTGTAATTTATGTTACAATTTTAGGTTTCTTAATTAAACAATCCACATTCACTCATGTATTGTAACGTTTCTTTCATACTACCAACGTGCTTGTTTCCAATAGCACATTGAGGATAGGTTGCTTCCTGACCAAACTCCATTCGGAACTGCCTGTCACTAAAGTCACAATCCACTAGGTATTCATGGAACTCCCCACCAAGAGACTTAAGGAGCATACTCATACGCTCACACTCTTGACTTCCATCAGAATAGATTACTGCTGTAAGTTTATCAGTCACGTTGCCTCCAGTCATCTGGTTTGTCTTGTTTAAACCAGTCTACAATTTCATCAGCACTTGAAAATCCCGATCTATAATTAGAGGGATCTGGATCTCCAAGTCCTAATTGATTCATAAAATCGTCCATACTACCTTCCTGCATGTCAGGATTAGCAGCTTTACGTCTTGCCTTATTCAACCATTCACGAGCAGTGGTATGAGACTTTGCTAGTTTCTCTGCCCAGATCATGTCTGATAAGTCAACTTGTTCTCCATTAACAATACTTTTACAAATAGATTCCAATCGTAGTCTGTATTGAGTAGAAAGCATTTTAGTTTTTGTTGAGTTTTGCTTCTAAAGTATTTGCTCTAGTGAAATCTGCATAAGCACCTTCAGATCTTTCATGAAGAATATTCATTAGATCTTCATAAATCACTTCAACATCAATGTAATCATCAAAGTATTGATCTAGTGCTTCTTTTAGGTATCGTTTACGATTCCACTCAGGTGAATAAGGTTTATACATGATAAGAATTACACATGTTTAAATCATACTACTATTTACATTTTCTGTCAACGTTCAATATAACTGAGAGTGTGATTCTCTGCACTTAATTTTTTAATGATAAGATCACATCCAATCTTGGGATCACATTCACCACAAGTAAAAATGTCTACTGCTGCTTCACCTTTTTCTGGCCAAGTATGAATACTAATATGGCTTTCAGATAAAAGGCAGAGTACAGTGACTCCTTGTGGTTGGAATTTTTTAAAAATAGTTTTGACTACTGTAGCACCACTAGCAAATGCAGCATCTTCAAGTAGATCTGCAAGATAATGCTCATCATTCAAAGATTTGAATGAACATCCATACAAATTAAGAAGATAGTGTTTTCCCATTTACAAAGGATTATCCTCCACTTCCTGAATCATTTTACTAATAAGTTTTTCAGTTCCATCCATAGTCTTAATTGCGAACAAAGAAGATTTTTGATATTTTTTTAATTTTTTATATGACTTAAGAAGTTTATTAATATCTTCTTGAGGCATATCAAATTCTACATCAAATTTGTTATTCATCTTTTCTTTTTATTTTCTTTTACAGTATTTCCCCACAATTTAGGGTTAACTCTACCATATCCAAAGTCAATCTTTTGCACTGCACCAGGACCATACTTGTCATAATACATGTCAAAGAGTTGGGACATTTTACTGCACCTTGTCAAATCCATGTAAGTTTGTCCATCAACAATATACCAAATTAGTCTAGCATCATTTGGAAATGAACTATCTTTTGCCAGATCAAGTGTTGTTTTCTCTAGTAGAATTTGACACCCATAAGAAGAAGGATCTTCAGGATTTACTGCTCTACTTCCCATTTCCTTCTCCTTACTTACAGCAATATCCTGAGCAATACTCATGAACGACCACCCCATTTGATTTCGGGATATGCCTCTTTAACAATTTCAAATTTTATATTATATTTATTTGTGAGTTTTTTATCTTTTGTAAGAATTAATACTTCTGCTTCTTTTGGATGAAGACCTTGCAACAAATTAATAAACATTGTTTCTCTACGAATAGTAGAGAGTCCATTATTACCACCCTTAACATAGTGATAAAGATTTCTATATTCTCTACGGAGAGAAGTGCGACCCCTTCCGTCTAAATCTTGTCCTGTTGCAGATTCTCCACCATAAGCTTCCTTCTTCAAATTATCTGAAAGATTTCCAGAATAAACATTTTGTTCTTTTGCGTCTGCATATGGAACTGGACCTTCAGGAAGAAGGCTAATAACGGATTCATCAAAGTTCCAAATAAAAATAGATTTCAGAGAATCATGCTCATAAGTTTTTAAAACTTCAATCTTTTTTGCATGAGATCTTTGTTTTGAAGCAAGTTCAAGAACCTCAAAAACAAAAGGGTTTATGGGAAGAGTTTCGATAGGTTTCTCACTCGTCTTCTTCTTCGTCGTCGTAGTCATAATTGTTTTCAAATCGTACTGCTAAAATTTCATCGGGAAGTACATTCCCATTTTCATCAAACATCTCTGGATGCGTATAAGCAATGTTGGTGGTGTAGAAATGTTCTTTTGCTAACCATCCTACCACACCTCCAACAAAAAAGAACATTATTGAAACAAGAGTGCTGATGGTGAGAGTTACTGCTAACATCTTTTTTCTCCAGAGAATTTTATTTTTTCCTGATGTCCAAGTAGAAGTTCAGGTGTAAAACAAACTCTCTGCGGAAAAGAGTGACCATTTTACCAAACTTTACTTGGAAAGTTTTCGGTGCTTCGGATCTTCTCCTCCTATTACGTAGTAGTAATTCAACTCCCCGATTGATTTCGGGTTCTGATTTATTTAGAGATCTTTTTTCGGCGTCCAGGTCGTCTATCATGATTATATCGTTGAGCATCTTTTAAGATGTCATGTAAATAATTTTTAATTTTTCTTGCTTGTGGTTTTGGTATGTGACCATATGCTTCACGAAGCGTCTTATGGTTGTTGTCAGTGCCACCTTCTAGGTATTCTTCAAGTTCTTTTATAAGATCATTTAGTTCGTGAGCAGTGTCACTTTCAATAAACTCTTCGACTTCTATTTTTTTCGTATTACGAATTTTCAGATAATCGTAAAATTTCATAACAAATTGTCCAGAAAATGCATAATCAATTGCTTTTTCTACATCGTTACAAACTTCGTAAAGAGTATTTTCCATTAAACCAAATTTTGCTCCTTTAGGTATTGTACTGTATCAGTACATCCACCAATTCTTTTACCGTCAAGAATTACTTGTGGAAATGTGGATCCACGTCCAAACTCCGAATAAAACTCTTCACGGGTAAAGTCTTGATTAAGTTTATATATGACGTGTTTAATTTGTGCCAACTCTAACACCTGTTGAATCTTTGTGCAATATGGACAACCATCTTTGGAGTAAACTGTAAATGTCATATTTCTCTTTTGAAATTTATTTATTAAAAAAGGAGGGTTTCCCCTCCTAGTATATCAATTTTATTTTTGATTGTAAAGATCTTCTAGTTTATCCCTAGAAAGATCTACATACATCACCTCTTCTCCTGGTTTAGGTGCTTCTGGATGACGTAGTTTTTGTGGTTTATTCATCTCCCTATTGATAGATTGAATATTACCCCACATCATCGCAAAAGCAGCACCTGCAATAAGAGCAAAGAAAATAAAATATATGAGAACAAACCAAATGTTCACAGTGCATTACCCCTAGGTAATACTTCCTCTGGGAATACAAAGTTTTCATGCGGTTGATCTACTGGTGCCATCCAGGCACGGAGTCCTTCATTCAGAAGAATGTTCTTTGTGTAGAAGGTTTCGAACTCTGGATCCTCTGCTGCTCTGATTTCCTGACTCACGAAATCGTAAGCGCGAAGATTAAGAGCAAGACCAATGATGCCAATAGAGGATGTCCAAAGACCCATAACAGGAACAAAAAGCATAAAGAAATGCAACC